CCCCAGCACAGCCAGCGGTGGACCTGGTGGCGGCGATTGAGGCGGTGGCATGCCGTCCTCGACGCGGCAACCATCCATCGGTGATCGCGTACAGAGCGGGACATCGCGACGCGCTAGCCGCTGCCGCCGCTCTGGCTCGTGCACAGTTGGAGGGGAAGCGATGAGCGAATACACCATCAAAGTCTATATCGAGACGCGCCGTGGCGAGAGTCTCGCTACGGCATGGGCGCCGCTGGAGGACGCAATGGAGATTGTTTTCACGCCGTTGAAGATATCCGATGGCGCGCTTCCAATCTTCGACACGCCCGCCGCTGTTGTCAAACGCGTCAAACAAACTCGTGCTGGCTACGCGAAGTATCTTGCTCCAAGAATTGAGCGCCTACTACTCGACGCGATGGAGTCACGCGACATGTTCAACGGCTACACGAAGGACGAATTGAAGAAGATGATGGAGCCAACATGACTTTCACTATCGCACCGTGGGCGTGGGAGTGCCTGAAGGCGGTATTTTTCTTTGGCATCGGCTGTTCTGTCGGCACTTTTATTTGCGCGCTCAACAAAGCAACGAGGAACTGACCCATGAGCAATCCAGAGAGCCAAGCCGAGCGCGATGCGTTTGAGGCAGCGATACGTGAAATAAACCCCGATGAGAAACTGTTTGAACGCTGGTCGGGCGGCCAATACAAACACCACGGAATGGTCGGGCGCTGGGAGGGCTGGAAGATAGCGCGCGCAGCACTGCCGCCAGTAGCAGCGGTGAAGCCGTGGCCTGATCGCATGACAGAGTACTACGCGCCGGGTAACGTGCATGTGCGCCCTGTCGGCTATTTCAAGGATCAGGAGTTGGCTGATTGGCGTAAGGGTGGGACAGTAGCAGCGGTGCCTGATGGCTTCATGCCGCTTGAGACTGTGCAATTTTGGACCGATGCGTACAGCACATACCCACACAAATTGGGCGGCGGCATGATCGTCAGGCTATTGAAAGAGTATTTGCAGATTCGCACTAGCGCCGCTGCTGCACCAAAACCACGGGAGTCCGCATGAGCACCGAAGAACTATTGCAGGAATTGCTGAACAAGGTTGCCGGCGCGCTGATCCCGGTCCAGATCGACGCATGGGACACTGAGCACATCGCGCGGTATATGAAGCGCACAGTCGACACGGTGCGGCGGGAAATCGTCGTGCAGCCTGATTTCCCGAAGCCTATGCGCATTCCAGGCGCCGGCAAGGGTAGGGCGCTGTGGAAAGCTCGAGAGGTCGTGGCGTGGCTGGAAAGTCGCTCATAACTTGGCGGCGATATCTTCGGCCGACTCGTTGTAGTAGCGCATGAGCTGGCGGATATCCTTGTGGCCTACCATGCGCGCAAGGTCAAGCACATGCAGCTTCTTGGCTAGCCTGGTGATCGCCTCGTGCCTGGTGTCGTGGAAGGTCAGGCCCTTGACGCCAGATCGCTCCTTGGCCTTGCGAAACAGTGTGTCCAGGCCTTTGGAATCCAGTTCGAAGCCATCCGGCACCACCTCCCAAATCGCAAGCGCGGCGGCCGAAAGCGGTACGCTTCGCGGCGTTCCGTTCTTCGTCATGTGAAGCCTAGCCACGCGCCCTGTCACATCTCCCTTGCGTAGTGCGCAAATCTCCCCAGCCCGCATTGCTGTCTCAATGGCCCACAGGAAGGCGAGGGCGATGCGATACTGCTTGGTGGTGGGCGCCGACCACTGCGTCGCCCTATCGAGGCCCAGGGCTAGGCAGATGGCGTCAATCTCGCCTTCCGTGATAAGGCGGTCGCGCGCTGGTGGATTTTCAGGGCGGGCCACATCCTTTGATGGGCTGGCATCGAGCCAGTGCCACTCCTTGCGGGCGATGGTCAGAACGTGCGACAGCAGGTTCATGTCGCGGTTGACGCTCGATCCCTTGACCTTTTCCAGTCGGGTGTCGCGCCAGGCAGCGATGTCAGCGGCGCGCAGCTCCGACACGCGTATATCGGCCAGCGACGAGGCACGGAAGGCTGCTAGGCGCTTCGCCTCGTTAAGGTGGCTCCGCTTCTTTTTGGACACCTCCAATTCGTACTTGGTGAAGGCGTCGGCCATGGTCTTGCGCGTTGCGGCCGCCGGGCCGCCTTTGATTTGCACGCGCTGATCCGCCTCCCAAGCAAGTGCTGCCGCCTTCGTGTCGAACGTGCCAGATACCCGCTTGCCGCCCACCTGAATCCTGTGCCGCCAGACATTTCCATCCTTTACTGGTGCCGCCATTTTGCCATTCCCTTTGCCATTTTTTGGCAGATGGTAGCACTATTACCCCGGCTAACCCCTTATAAAGAACAAATTGACGAACTGATAGGCGTAAAAAAAGACCGCTGTTTTCATAGTGGAAAACACGGTCTTTTATGATCCAACACGTTCTTACGGAAAATCACCCAAAATTCCTCTGGTGCCCCGAGCCGGTGTCGTGTTTCTATTTGAATCAATAACTTGGCGGCAATTTTGGCACTTCAATGCCAGAAAATTCAGATTGCTTGCTTTTCCTGGCTCGTATAGTGCGACGAGCCGCCAATGCGCACCCCGGCCCACATCATCCAGCGCTGGAACCAAGACACCCCGGACGCCTCCGACGCCTCGCGCAGAACCGCGTCGGCCACCTTGCGTGACACCTCGCCCGACGAATACAGCCAGTCATGGACGACGGCCGCTTTCGTGGCCACGTTCCCGGCGAGCAGGTAGATGACCGGCAGGCGCGGCGTGCTGGCCAGGTCCGTCTGGAAACCCTTCGGGACGACGATAAGACGGTCTGCCACGCTGGAATAGTAGAGCAGTGCTTCAGTCAATACCCACTGCCCGCTGTCGTCGTCCCCGACCGCTTCCATGGCCAATTTGGAGAAGAAGCCGCTCATTTCCGTTCCGCGCGCGCGGCCTCGATGTCGGCCGCCAGGTTGTCGGTCTGGTAGGATGCCGCCCACTGGAATTTCAGGTTCGCGCAGCCGGCCAGGGCGAGCAATGCGACAATAATGGCAAAACGTTTCATACGACCTCCACACGGTTCATAATCCAGCCGAAAAGGAATTCTTCGTTCTGGCCCCGCGCCTCGGAAATCTCCAGGTAGCGGGCGCCCTGTAGGCAGTTCAGCAGCCGCAGTACAGCTTGCTCACCCTCGAAGCTGCGCTTGGCCAGCAGGCAGCTGAGCGAGTGCAGGGTGGCCGGGCCGATCTGGCCATCGACCACGATATCGGCGTAGTCCTTGCCCTGGCGGTTCAGCGCGTTCAGGATGCGCTGCAGCCAGTGCGCCGGGATGCTTGGGCCCATGTTGACGCCCGTGTCCACCAGCTCCTCAGCGATGCGCTCGGACAGGGCAATGATCTTGCCGAAGCCAGGCTCGTCCACGTAGCGGCGCCGGTACACCTCGACGGCGAACTGGCGGGGCAGGGCGTGCATGTCGCCCGCATAGCCATTCTGGCGCGCGACGGCCTCGGTGATGCCCCAGCAGGTAGGCCCGCCCAGGTCGCTCGGGTGGTCGGTAAAGCCGCCTTCGCGCTCGATGATGCAGTCGATCAAGGATTGGACGCTCATTGCCGATCCTCCGCGCGCTTGCGGCGCACCAGCCTGTCCCGCACGATCACCACGATCTGCAGCAGCGTGTATACGATCAGGGTGACCGTCAGCCACTTTTCGACCGTGAGGCCAAGAACCAGGTCGGAGAATGCCACGGCAGCGGGCGGTGCAGCCTTGAGTATGGCGTCGGAAATCTCGTTTGCTGTATCGCGCATTGCTCGTCCTTAAATAAGAAAGCCACCCGGAGGTGGCCTATAATGTGGAAAAAACAGGGAAAAACATGCATTACGACCCGATCCAACTAGGTGCTCTGCTGGCGTTTATCATCAACGCCTGGTACTGGTCACGGAAAAAGTAAGCCCGCTTGGCGCCGCCGGCGCGCCTCTTCATCCTCCGCACCCAACAGCCCCAGCGCGGGCGAGAACGCTAACGGCCTTTTCGGTGCCGGCAGCGATGGTTGACGCACCCCATTCGTCAGCGCCCCAGGTGCATTGAGCGCCTTTCCGGCCTGCATCCCAATCGTGATGTTCTGGATCGGCTCCTGCGCCAGCTTCCCGAATGGAATTTTCGACAGCATCGAGCTAGAGCCAATCCGGTCCAGCATGGCCGCCATACCGGTGGAGGCGGTGTTCGAGTTGTTCACTGCGCTGCCGACAGGCTGGAACTGCTCGTAGCGCGCCACGCGGCCCAAGGCCTTGAGCTGGTCGATGGCTGGCTGCTCGAAGAACAGTTTCAGCTTGCGCTCCCCTATCGATTCCAGTGCCTTGTTGAATGCCGACTGGCTGAAGTTCGCCGCCTCGTCCGGCCCGCCGCCCAGGGCCTTGCCCTTCAGGTGGCTCATGATCTGGGCGCGCACCGCGTCCATGGCTTCCGGGCTGCTCTTGATTGAGTTCTTGAGCATGGCCACATCCATGACGTTCGCCGTCTTGCCGTTGCCGGTGATGAAGGTGGCAACGAACTTGTCCGGCTCCACACCGTCGCGCACGGCCTGCAGGGCTGGTGTCCGCTCCACGATACCCATCCACTTGCGGTTCAGGGCCCGGGCCTTGTTGAAGGCGTCGATGGATTCCTTGCCGAGTTGCTGGCCCGGCAGCAGTGGGGTGTCGTCCAGAGCGGTGCGCACCATGCCCAGGGCCTTGCGCTCGGATGCGTCGATGCTGGCCCGCTGCAGGTCCCCGATTCGCGTCTTGAGCTGTTCGGCTACATCTACGGTGAGCGGGAGCTTGCTCTCGGCGGCCTGATTCAGCAGGTTTTTGACGTCGGCTGGCAGCTTCGAGCCCAGCAGCGCCTCGTCCAACAGGTTGCTGGCCCGCTGAGTGAAGGCGTGCGGATCGAGCGCGGCAGAGCGGCCGTCGGTGGCGCGCGCAGCGGCATAACGGTCGTTGATCAAGGACTGGGCCCGGGCATTGCGCTGCTCGAGCGCGCCCGCGATCTTCCCGGCGCCGGCAATTGCATCATCGGTCGTTGCGGCACCCAGGGTATTGAGGCCCGCCGTCAGCGCCCGGTTGTTCGCGTTCTTGACCTGGCCGAGCTGCTGGGCCGCCGCGTCCTTGCTGTTGATGCCAAGCTTGGCCAGGTTCTCCTGCTGCGTGACCATGGCCGGATCGAGGGTGAGCTTGGCCGCCGTCGGCGTCAGGCCGGTAAGGCGGTAGTCGGCCAGGCGGCGAACCGCTTCTGGCGACAGGTTCTCGCCCGTCTGCATGGCCTGGGCCACGTCGGCCCGGATGCTGCGCGCCACGTCGGCAGGGATCTTGCCCAGGTTAATGCCGCTGTCCTGCATCGCGTTGTTGATCGTGATGTCGATCTGCTGCAGCGTCGGCACTGGTTTGGCCCGGCCCATGGCCTTGGTGGCTTCCATGGCGCGCTGCATGCCGCTCATGGCGAACGGCGTGGCCAGGCCAGCGCCCAGGGATGCGAGCAGCTGGGAAAACTCGTTGCCGCCTGTCTCGCGCGTGTAGCCGCCAGCGCCACCAGCCGCGGCGCCAGACACGGTTTGCATGCCAGGGTTTGCCGCCATCATGTTCGCCACCGTCTTCGTGGTTCCACTGGTCACGGCACCCACACCACCGGCCATGCCGGCGCCGGTCATGGCGGAAAAGCCCATGCGGACGGCATCACCGACGACACGTTCTTTCGCCGTTTGCGGCTCTGGTAGGCCGACTATGTTCGCCGCCACCTGGCCGACGCCCGGCTTAATGTCCACGCCCGGCAGCAGGTTTAACAGCTTGCGCGCAGGCGTGGCCACCAGATCGGCCATGCCGCCGACGCCTTCGAGGGCGTATCGACCGGTCATGCCCACCTGGCGCGGCACGTCGGCCACGAAGTCGTTGAGCTGCTCACCAAATGGCTTGGCCGGGGCCGGCGCTGGCGCAGACGTGGCCGCCATCTTGAAATTCTTCTGCGCGTAAGCCATGACCTGCTCTTGCGTGGCGTCATCCGGCGCGGTCACCTCGAAGGTTTTACCGTCTGGGCCCGTGATTTGGTACTTGGCCATTTAATCCACCTTTTTGATAGACCAGCCGTCGGTGCCTGCAGCAGAACGGTTGCCAAGAACGCCAGCGGCCAGCGGCGCGCCGGGGCCCGCACGCACCTTCAGGGATTCGATATACAGGGGGATGGCGTCCATTTTCTGCTGCGTGGTCGTCTCGTCCTCGCCAAACACAGGGGTCAGCTCGCGCACCTTCTGCAGCGCCTCGTCGCGGTTGACGCCGGCGCCGGTGGCGGCCCGCAGCAGCGCCTCGCTGAGCGACGACGCGCCCTGCATGAATTGCTGGCGTTCAGGGCTGCGCATAGTATTGGCCAGCGCGCCGCTCATGCCAAAGGATGGGATTGCCTCCAGGGCGTCGTTAAAGCCTGGCTTCGCGGCCGATGGGTCCTTGGTGATCGCCTTCTTCATGTTGCCGAAGGCGTTCTCGGCCTGCACCAGCCAGCCGGTGGCCTTGCCTTGGTCCTCGGTCATCTTCGTGGCGCGGGCGGGAGCGCCGGCCAGAGGCGTGAGGCTGCCGCCTGGGTTCTGCGCGTTCGGTGGGGTGATGAAGCCACCCAGATCAGCATTGAACTGTGGTCGTCCGGCCTGTCCTTTTTCGAAATTCAGGCGCTCGCGCTGCATTCCGATGCTGGCCAGAGAGTCTGGCGTCTGCGTGTGCTTGAATTCGGTGCCTGGCTTCACGTCGTAAAGATTGGTGGCGATATGCTTGCCACCAGCCGCTACAAGGTCAGCTTTTTCCCGAGGCGTCATCCCGTCGAGCAGCTTTGGCTGGCCGTTCTTGCCCATGACGTACAGGACTGGCTTGCCGTCCGGGCCGTTCGCCACCTTCACGTCTGTGCTGTACTCAATACCTTGCTTGGCAAACTGCTTGCGCAGCTCGAGCGCCTTGAGTGGGTTGATCGCCGACACCGAATTAATAAACGCATCCTCATCCAGCCCGCCAGCCATATCGGGGATGCGCGCCGCATTCTCGATAGTCGGGCCGCCAGGCAGCGCTGCGGCCTGCTGCCCGGGCGTGCGGTATGCACCCTTGGCCGCGCCCATGATGGCCTGCTGCTCGTCGCGGGCGCGCTGCTGCTCGGCCAGGTCGCCCTGCATGCCCTGCATCTGCATTTCGCGCATGCGCGCAAGCTGGGCGGCGTGCTCTTCCTCCTGCTTGCGGCGCTTGGCGTCGATCATGCTGCCCTGGTAGGCCTGCAAACCGCCGCCGACGACCTGGCCGAAGCCAACAGGCGTGCGCGATGGCCCGGACTGTTGAAGCATCTGCGCGGCGGCGGCCAGAAGGCCCTGCGTTTGCTCAGGGTTCAGGTTCGACAGTGTGTCTAGGAGTCCCATGTTTCTTCCTTAATAGCCGGTGCCGGCACTGTAGCCAGCGGTGCGCGTGTCCCAAGACGACGGCTTCGGCGTCTGCATCTGTTGGTACTGGTTCCACAGGCCAAGGCCCGCCGCAGCGCCGCCCAGCGCCGCGCCTGCCGTACTGCCGTACGTCGGCTGAAGCGTGGTAGGGACCGGGTTCTTCGACAGGTAGGGCTGCAGCAGGCCGTTGACGGAACCTGCTTTATTCAGGTCGTATTGATCCTGATTGCCTGCCACCCCGTAGGCGCCAGCCAGGATGCCAGAATTTGCCCCGATGCCTGCCACCATGTTCGCGCTGTTCAGGCGGTTCGTGTCCATGATCGCCGCGTTGTTCGCGTGCGCCGTGCCGTACTGCTTGCCGCTCAAGTCCTGTGTGGCCGACAGTGCGCGGTTCTGGTCGGTCTCGTACGCCCCGGCTTGCGCGTCAACACCGGCTTTCGTATTGCCAAGGCCGAAGTTCGTCAAGGAACGCTGCTGCTCGGTCTGGAAGTCGCCAATGGCGTTACCCTCTGCCACACCCTGGCGCGAGCCGCCGTATTGGCCAGCGATCACGGCATTGCTGCGAATCGACGGTAGCACCTTTTCCATCAGGTTCTTGGTCGAGTCGTCCTGTGCCTGCGTGAAGGCAGCCTTCGACATGTCGATGCCGCTGCCGATCGCCTTGGTCAAGAACGGATTTGCCCCCGGTGCGCCGTTGATGAAGCGCTCGTATGCTGGTTTCAGGTCAATTTCGTTCTGCGATGGGGCCTTGACCAGCGGCGCCAGCATGCCGCCGCCCATCAACTTGTTGGCCGCATCGCGCTGCTGCTCCATGTCGTACGCGCCGAACTTGCCGACGTAGTTGTCGCCCGCCTGCCCGTAGATCGCTTGCCCGGCCATCTGCGGCTGATCGAGCAAGCCCTTGTAGCGATCAATCAGTCCTTGTCCAGTTGTGCCGTCAGGGCCGTAGAGCATGCCCGTCACGCGCGGATCGAGCTTGTTGGCTTCGATCTGTGCGGCGTTCGAGCTTTCCATGGCATCGGCGTTCTTGTTTGCCGAATACACGCCTGCTGCAGCACCAAGACCGCCTGCAATAAGACCTACCGCACCTGCTGAAAGTCCGAAAGCCATGATTATTCCTCCAGTAGTTCGATAGTCGGGCCAGGCAATGCTGGCAGTCGTGTTTGTAGGCGATTGCTTTCCACCACAAGTTCGTCCTCGATCTGTTCGAAGTCGGTCAGCTCAGTGGCACAAAGCGTCGTCCAAGTCGTATCTGCATGCGCGATGCCGGCGCGCTTGCTTCCTGCTTTTGTTGGAATTACGTGATAGCCGGTCAGCCGAACTGGGCCATCGTCGGTGGTGACCGTGATGTCACCAAAAAGGACGTTTATGTGGTCCTTCTTGTGGGTAGCTCCCGTCAGTACCGTACCGGCCGGGATGCAGATGGTTCTCGCATAGACGCCGCCTGACAGCGCCTGTTCGGTCTTCAGGTCTACCTGCGGCACGGTCAGGATCATGGCTTCAAGCTGCTCGATGCTCGATTTCTCGATCAGTTCGGCCCCGGCATGCGCAACGACATCCATCACTGGCCGCCGATCTGCTGCATGACAGCGGCGGCGAACTTCTTGATGCCTTCTGGATCGTTCGCCACACCCATGAGCATTTGCGCCATCTGCGCGCCTTCCGGCCCCTTTTGCTGCAGCTGCTGGGCCATGCCTTGTGCCGCCTCGGGTGTCGGGTTTTGCATCAGCTGCTGCAGCATTTGCATGCCATCACCGCCAGCCTGTGGCGCCTCCTGCTGAGGTATGCCGCCAAGCAGCCCGCCGCCCTGTTGCTGCTGCGGCTGAAGTGCGTCCAAAAGTCCCATGTCTTTCCTTTTGCGCTACAGCGCTTTGATAAGCACCCACGTGGTGCCGTTGTGCATGTACAGGCCCTTGCCGCTTACTGGGTCCCAACTCGTGCCGTCCGCATACCGGATATCCCCGTCACGGGGCTTGGCCGGGGCCACATAGGTCTGGTCGAGGTGGCCAGCGGCCAGCGCTGCAATCACCGCCGACAGGACGGCGTTCTGCTCGCGCAAGTAGCGCTGCAACTCCTTCGGATCGGCGGGCGGATCGGCGGGGTTAAAGCTGATAGTGCCGAGGTTCGGGGTGCGCATTAGAACTCACCTTCTTGCTCGAGCAGGAAGTCGTAGGAATCGAGCCGCCATTGATAGGCCGTGCCGGTCTCGAAGCGAATCGAGATGTAGCGGCCAGACACGAGCGGGTCGATCTTCAGGTCGCCAATAGTGAACGTGAAGCTCTCGTACGTTGGGTCAGCGTCTTGGCTGTCTGCATAGCCGACCTTGATAATCACGGTCTCGCCCGTGTTGCCGACAATGCGCGGGCGGATGCTGGTCACCAGCTTGTAGTGCTCCGGGTCGCTGAAGTCGATACCGCGCTTCTCAAGGTAGGCCGATGGAATCACGCCGTCGAAGCTGGCCGATGCGTCCATCATGAACAGCTTGATATCGGCGCTGCCCATCATCACGCGCACGGTGTCGGGCGTGAAATCCGGGCCATTCCATGCCGTCAGGTCGCTATCCCACGAGTCGCTGTCTTGCGACCATGCGCCGCCCAGGTCGTTGTCGATCGGGCCGTAGGCTGCATGGTTGATGTTCGGCAGGTCGCGGTATCCGACCGTCTTGTCCTTGAAGTTGTAGACCAGGGCCTTGTCGCAGCTGGTCGCGCCGATGCTCGGGTAGGCGACAAAAATCTCGTTCAGGAACGGGTTGACGAAGCAGAAGACCAGCCCACGATTGGAAACGTCGATGCTCTGGAAGAAACTGCGGCGCGTCTTCTTGTCGAGGATCGAGGTGGCGCTGTAGCCGTCGTGGACCACGATGTCGGAGCCGGTCACGGCGAAGTGGAAACTGTCCACATCCACCGCACAGTTCTTGTTCATCAGACCCGACATGCCGAAGACCTTGCGCGACTTGAGGACGAAGGCGCCGCCGATGTAGTCAATTGCGTGCGTGCTCGATTCCTTGTAGATGATCAGCGAATCCTTAAGGCCAAGTAGGTCGATAATCGGGTCTTGTCCCTCGCCCACATCGAACTCACCCGCCTCTTTGGTGGCGTCCGTTTCATCCCACGAAGAAGGCAGCGAGCCTGGTACAGCCAAGTTCGACCACTTGATCATGAACGGGTAATTTGTCGATGACTTAGTGATGTTTCCGGCGACAAGCAAATTCTTGAAGCTCTTGATGCACTCGCAGTAAGTCGAGGCAGGCCACGCGGTCAGGTCTACAAAATTGTTCGCTAGGTTCTGATCCCAATACATCGGGACCTTTGCCACGCCGCCATCGGTGAACACTGGAATGCCGCCGAAGACCGTGCCGGACCACTGATTGACCACACCGGCCCGAGGCGTTGCGTGCGTCACATCGGTATGCACCGCCACGCCGCCCGAGTTGGTCACCACGAACGATTTTGTGGCCGTGTGGTACAGCCAGTAACGCACACCAGCCACGTACACCGGCATGACGAACTGCGGCGCGTAGGATGGCGAGTTGTACACCTCGCCGTGGCCAAGGAACTGCAGCGCCGAGCCGTCGAGGAACCGGATATTCCGCGCGTCCGTCCATGCCTCAAGCGGCAGATTCGGGATGCCAATGTCTTTGACGACGCCGACCGAGCCGCACGCCAGCACTGAAACCTTAGCCATGGATCGCGTCCGGGTTCAGTGCGGCGGCAGCGATGAACAGCCCGTCGAGCTCGCCCGTCTTGCCGCGCGCCTGCGCCCATGCGTTCACCAGCCCGTTATCCCGGCGCATGGTCTGCGCACGCTCGAACATGGCGACAGCAAGCTGGCCCTGCGCGGCCACGAAAGATCGAACGTCGTCCCAGTAGCCAGCCTGGATCAGCACGAGGCAGGCGTTGAGCATCGGGACGGATTCGGGGACGGTAGGCTCGGGCGCTGGCCTTGGCACAACAACGCCGTTCACAACACTGTCACCAATGCCGCCAGTGGTCGCCTCGATCAGCGTCAATCCCGGCATGGAGTCGAGAGATTCGACAATAATTGTGTTGACCACAATCCCGTTTTCAATTTGATGTGCGCGCATATCTATTTCCCCATTACCAGCACCAGACGCGGCAGCGGCCAGCCCCGCCGCTGTAGGCTGTTCCGCTTGAGTTGCCACCACCACCACCACCCGGCGCTGCGCCAGCCGTGCCGGATGGGCCGCCGTCGCCACCATTGCCGCCATACAGCGACGTGCCGCCAACAGCATGCGAGGATGTATTGCTGGAAGACCCGCCGCCAGCACCGCCAAAGACGGTCGATCCGCCGATGAAGGCGGTGCCGCTGGCAGCGGCGGCACCCGGCGCGCCAAAGTGCCCGCCGATTTGCGCGGTTTGCGTGACACCGTTTGCAAGCCCTACAATCACCCCGCCAGCCTTGCCGCCTTCGACCCCGTTGCTATTGCCACGTCCGCCTTGGCCGCCGTAGCCTGTCGCGTAAGCGCCAAACGTCGTATTGCCGCCATCCCCACCGTTTGATGCCGCCGCCGCCGTGCCACCAGCGCCAATCGTTACCGTGACAGTTGCCGTCACATCGCAGGCGCGCAAAAGTTGTGGGCACTGCAAGCCGCCGCCACCGCCCGCTCCATCATTCGAGCCGCCACTTGAACTGCCGCCAGCGCCGCCGCCGCCAATCGGTTCGACGTAAACCCACGTCGCCCCGGCAGGCTTGGTCCACGTGCCGGAAACGGTGAATTCCTGATAATCGGCTGGCGACTCGGGGATAACGCGGAACGCGGAGCCGTCGCACTGAATAATTACCGTGCTGCCCTGCTGCATAACGAGCGTGGCCACGCCATCAATCGTTTCTGCGCCGTTCGGGTCAAGCGTCACAGCACCGCTTCCGCTGTTGCGGTAGCGCACCCACCAGCCCGCGCCCAGCGTGGCCGCCGCGTCAAATGTCTGCGAGAACGTCCCGGAAGTGACATCAATGAATGTCCCGGTATCGGCCAAGCCCAAAATGGTGTTGGCAGTGCGTGCGCTGCGCGTCAACTTGTCCGTGACCCATGAGGCAGTGCCGCCAAGGGTTTGGAGTTGGTATGGGACTGTGCCGCCTGGCTGCGCTGGCAGGGCTGCGGAAAACGCGAGCTGTGTTGCATAGTCGCGCACAGCATCGACATAGGCTGTCGTCACCGAAATCAGGCGCATGTATGTGCCGTCGTAGGCGCACAGATAGGTTCGGCCCGATACCAGATCAGCAGCAGCGAGCGCCGCGCCAGCTTGGCTGATGATCGTCTTCGCGCCCAAGCCGGAAATGTTGAGCGTCGGCGTGGTCGTCGCGCTCGTCGCGTTCGGCGTGAACTCCACCAGCATCTTGTTTGCGTAGGCGAGCAGCGCAGTCGTAGGCGTGAGCGTATAAGCGTCAGCCGCGCCGCCGTCCGTGCCAGTGACCAGAACGGCGCCAGTGAAGCCAGCGTACGACTGGCGCAGCACCGTTTTCAGTAGGCGCAAATGATCGTCGCCTTGCGACTTCGGATCGCTCGCGGTCGGATTCGTAGCGGTCAGGTCAGCAATGACGGTTCCGGTTTCAAGTGCCATATCAGCCTCGGTAAATGTTGGTGCGGCGGCCGGTGCTGGGCAGCTCGGTATTGAGCGTTGCAAGCTTCCGCGTGCGCGCTTCCTTCTTGTTGGCTTTGTCCACCAAGTTCGAATACATCGTTGCCCAGGTCGCAACGCGCTTGTCGTTGGCCATGTAGGGAGCGGCCTGCAGCAGGGCGCCGTAGAGGTAGATGCCCGGATACTTCGTCAGCAGTGCGTTCGTGCTCGTGCTGGCGATGTCGAAGTCGGCCAGCATCTTGAACAGCAGCGTGTATGACTGGTCGGTCGGCGCCGGGACCTGAATATTCCCGGCGTTGATCGTCCAGTAGTCTGGCTCGCAGGCCGAGCCAGTCGTGGCCTGCACCGTGAGCTGTGCGGGCGGAACATATGTCAGCTCGCGGTTGTCCTGGCCGGCAATGACGATGTCGAGGCGGATCGGCTCGCTGTAGCGTGTCGGCAGGGCCACTGTGGTCGCGCCCGACGACAGCGTCAGCGTCTCGTCCGATTCCTGCTTACGCATGCGCACGTCGGTATTGATTTCCGACTCGGCCAAGGTGATGAAATCGACCACCTGCGCGGTCAGGTTCGCGCGGTGCAGATAGTCTGCGACGGCCGCCTTCAGCTCCGTGTAGGTGGACAGGGCCATTATTTAGCCTTCTGCGCGATCAGGTCGGCCAGCGCAACATTGCTGATGTTGTGCTTGAACGTGATGCCGAGACTCGCGGCCTTCGCTTTCATGTCGTCGCGGTTCATGGAAGCCGCTGGCGGCACGATCACGGCATCGGACGTGGAAACAGTCGCACCGACAGATTGCGCGCCTTGTGGGGCCTCTGGTGCGGTTTTGACCTTTGGCGGGCAGACCGTCCAGCCCAAGGTCTTCATGTGCTCGATTTCATGGCCGGTAGCAGGGTGCTTGCCGTGCTTTGGGTGTTGCATCATGGTTGTCATGTCAGCCTCGCGGGGTGAGTTCGAAAAGGACGTTGAAGCCGATATTGCCGACCGACGCCACGCCACCTTGAACAACACGGATGCCCGTGGCGCTCTTGACGAGGATTGGCACTCCGCCCGTCAAATCCTCGGCTTGCTCGTAGGTGCCAGCTGCCGTTTCCTCGGTGAAGACGCTGTCCCACGCCAGGACGGCGCCGGCAGTTGCGCCACCGGTGGGTGTCAAGCGCGCGCTAGCAACTTTGAGGTTGATCTGCTGCGAGGAATCGACGGCGGTGATGGTGGCGGCAGTCAGGGAGGTGCCCTCGGCGGTCGCTTCCGTACCACCCGTCCCGACTGCGGTCGTGCGTGTCAGGAACAGATCGACGGCAACCACGCCAGTAACAGCCGTTGCGCCCGATACGACAGGCTTGACCGACAGGACTTTCATGTCGTGGCTGTTGCCGATGTTGAACAGGTCGAAGTAGACCAAGCTCGCGCCAACGGCTTGCAGCGGGACGAATAGTTTGTAGAGCATGCGATTCTCCAATGGAAAATGCCCCAGCCGAAGCCGGGGCATTGTGCTTACGACGTTGCGAACGGATCGGCCAGGGTGCCGGCACCAGTAGCGAAGCCGGTAACGTGCCATTGGGTCGCGCTGATCGCGGTCAGCTGGATGTTCATTGGGCCTTTGAGACGACCCTCGGTATCGGCATCCATGGTGATTGCGACGTGAGTGGTTCCGTTTGCGACGAACGCATCGCCTGCCTCTGCAACCGTCAAGCTAACCAGGAACAGACCGCCCGTAAGGAATACGGATGCGGAGTTCGTGATGATCTTGTACGAGCCGGTTCCTTCAACGGAAATGCTGAAGTTGAACTGCATGCCGACAACCGGGGCGGGCAGCGTGTAGACAACGCCGGCAGCGAGATCGAACAGGCACAGTGCGCCCGATTCCTTGGCCAGCAGGGTGCGGGTTGCAACCGCCTCGTTGATAACCTGGCGATGCTGGCCGACAGCGATGCAGCCGTCCGGTCCGCCGTAGCCGAGCTTTTCGAGCGCGGTCGGGATAGTGGTGTTGATGGTCATGTCTCTTGCTCCTTAAAATTGAGGGCGGCACCGGCTGGCGCCGTCCGATGCTGGTTTAGTTGGCGGCGCCGATCATCCGGCAGGCATGTTGTGCGCGCAGTGCGGCCATGCCGTACAGGATGTCCAGACGCAGCAGGAGCTCGTCGTTTCGGATGTCGGAACCCATCCACACGCGCACGCTGATGCCGTCCTGGGTGCGGCGCTGGCACTTGTGGGCGTCGTCCATCAGCGGCAGGTCGGCCGTGATGAACTGGAACGCTTCCTTGTGGTACATGAGGTGCTGCGCGTAGTTGGTGCTGGCCGCGCCGACGAAGGTGATGTCGTCGTTGTCGGTTGGCGCGCCCGAGCAGTTTTGACGCGGGTTCGTGGTGTCGTAGATGCAGGCAGGCTCGAAGCTGATGCTGGTCGTGGTGGCCGAAGTCACAACGAACTGCTTCAGGTGCGCATATGCCACCTTCGTCTCGGGGTGCACGTCATACGTGCCCTCGATGGTGAACACCATGCCCGCCACCGGGGCGGCGGTGAAGCCGTCAACGGTGATGCTCGTGATGCCCGAGGTCAGAGTGCCGGCATTGATTTCGCCGGCCACGTCAGCGCTGTTCGGCAGGACCCAGCCGCGGTCGTTTTCGTGCCAGTCGGCCATGGCGGTGCGGCCGATCATGCCCTCGCGGTACTGTTCCTTGATCTGGCCGGAGTCTTGGAACAGACCCTTAAGGCCGTTGACCAACGGGCCGGACGTGACCGAGTCCAGCTGAACATAGCGACGGCCATCCTTCGGCGCACCTTGCTGGTTCAGCTTCGCGCGGGCGGCGCCAGGCACCAACAGGTCGGTGATTGCCGTGCCGGCCGTGCCAGCCACCTGGTAGGTGTGCTTCGTGGCGTAGGCGATGTAATCGGCCTCGATGCCGGAAATCAGCGCGCACACTGCCGGCTCGATGTAGTTCTTCGACAGATCATCGAAGGCGCCATCGCTGTTGACGGACTGGATCAGCTCGGCCGAGTTGAAGCGCATGTCCACGCCGTCCTGCGTTGCGACGGTGATGGTCTGCGTTGCTTCGCTCTGGTCCTGCACGTCCATGATGCGCGAGCCCTGGCGGCGCAGGTATTGGTTCGGCTCACGCACGCGCAGGTTTGCGCCTTGCTTGCCCTTGCCGTTCTGCTTGAACGAATCGTCGTACTGGCGGTCCGTGGTGGCGATGAAGCTCGATTTTTCATGGATGATGCGCAGCGATTCGCGCGTGACCATGTCGATGACTTTGAACGAGTTGCTCATTTAATGCTCCTATTTGCGTTTGGATACGGTTTTGCGATAGGCAGCAAATTCGGCGTCGGTCATCTTGGTCGGGTCTTTTTTGACCGACGCATTCGACCCGACGCGAATAGCTGGCTTCGCTTCGGCTACAGGGGGTGGTTTTTGGGCTTGCTTGCTGATCAACTTGTCGTAGAGCTCGGCCTTGTGCATGAACTTGGCAATCACCGGGTTTTTGATGACTGCCTTTGCCATGCCTTCTGCCGACATGCCCTGCGAGGTCGCGTACTTCGCCAGCTCGTCGCTGCGAGCCTGCGTAAAGCCCTGAATTTCACGCTTCATGTAGTCGTCCGCGTCCTGGACTTGCTTGGCGAATGAACGCTGCTTATCCAGTGCAAACTGCTGCTGTTTCTGCGTGAGGCTGTCTACTGCTGTTTGGCGCTGGCCTTCGAGCGCCCTTTGCTGCTGCTGCAACTGCATGGCCTGCACCGGGTCGCGCTCGATCAGGGCATCCCAGTCGAGCGCGTTGTAACCCGCCAACTGCTGATCGATAGCGACGACTGCGGCCATTTCCTGCACGTACTGCTGCTGCTCTTTCGCCTGGCGCTGCACCTGCTCGCGCTCGGCGGCCACCTGGCGGCGCTCTTCTGCGACTACCTGTGTTTTCTGCGTGTAGTCCTTGTTCAGCATCCGCTCCTTGTTGAGCTCAGCTGCCAAGCTTTTGGGAAGAGCTACCTTCTTGTCGCCAATTTCGATTTCCTCGTCCTCTTCCTCCTGTTGCTCTTGCGAGTCAGGATTGAGGTTTTGGGCGTCGTCTTCAGCTACCTGCTCTGCCAAGCTCTTGCTATCCTCGGCGGCAGTACTTCCTGCGGCTTCGGAATCCGACGCTGCCGCCGGTTGTTCCATTTGGTCGAACATTCGATTGCTCCTGTTGGTACGGACGAAAAAAAACCGCCCGGGCAAGGGGCGGTTCAGTTGGGTGAATCGGTCGTTACATCAAAAGCATTTCCGCTTCTCGGTCGTCTTCGTCCAGCTCGTACTGGCGCTGACGAATGCGAATAGCGCGCTCAATGTCCCGCGACAGGATGCGGTCTCGCTCCTGCTTCATGAACTGGACGTACCGCGCCTTGGCCTCGATTGCCTTCTGAGCAAGGCGCTGTTCGAGCTGGCGCTGCGCCTGGTCGTCGGTCTTGTCTGCAACCACCGAGGCCCTGGCCACTGCCTGGGCAATCTGCTTGACCTGGCGCGGGATAATTCCCAGCCGCTCGCGCTCTTCGCGCACGGACCGGCGCCGTGGCACATGCGGAACCTCGTAAAATCCACCGCTGTACGTTTCCGCGACGACTGGCGGCGGCACTGGAGCTTCGTCGCCACCATCGCCAAAGTAACGCGGCCCGAAGTAGCGCGCGCCGAAGTACCGATGCCCGAACATGGTCAGGTCAGGTCGAGCGTTACAGCGGTTCGGTTGCCGTCGGCGTCCACGGTGGCCGTAATCCGGTCCTTGGTGTCGCCGATGTCGCGGTAGACAGCCGTGGTGGTGGCCAGGCCGCTGGCTTTGCACAACAGCGCAGAGGTGAACCCCCGAAGCATTTCGCGCAGCGTCGTAGCGCCTTCCACAACCTCATCGAGAATCGCATCGACCGCGGCTGCCGTCAGCGCCATCTGGGCGCCTGTTGCCGCCGGCGAGGCGGGCAGGTTGTCCGTCTTGGCCTTGATGGCTGCGATTTCCGTGTCGAGGTAACCCGCAACGGTCGTCAGCAGCGCATCGGTGGCCAGGCCGGATTGCAACTCGGTCACATAATCCGCAGCCGTGGAGGCGGCGGTCTGCACGTTCGCGGCCATGGCGCCCACGCTGCAGTCCATGCGGCCGGACACCAGGGCGGCAGGAATGCGCGCCTCCAATGTCGTGCCGGTGTCCACCAAGATCGCGGCCACATCGGCGCGCTGGGCGTCAGCATCCAAGCCGCCGGCATCGCTGATGATCAGGCCGCCGGCGGCATCAGCAGCAGCGTTCGGCAGGGCGGTCAGGCCCAAGCGTACGCCGTCGTTGATGTCGTAGGCTACCAGCGTGAATTCCATCGGGGACGCCGCCGCCGCGCTGGTCGTGATCATCACGTAGACGACAGCCGACCAGGCGCCAGCGGCAAAGATGGCGTCGGCAATGTCTAGACGGTACAGGCCGGGCGCCAGGGTGCTGCTCACTTCCTTCAGCCCCCAATCGGTGTGGGCGGTCGTCAGCGCAGCCAAGTCGTTCAACGACGAGGTGTAGTCGGTCACGGTCACATCGTTGTCAGTCTCGACGCGCACGCCGGATACGGTCAGGTTTGCGGCCACCAAGCCTGTTTTCCCGCTGCCGTCCGTGCTGGCTGGGTCGGGGATGAACACCAAGGTGCTGTAGTCGGTGAAGCCCACCTTGATCTGTTGCTTAGCCATTCAGGCCTCCATTCATTCCAGGGTGCCGAATAAGCCCGCCACCGGCACCGCCAGCAGCATCATCGAAGCCGCATACCCGAACAAAAATCAAGGGACGGCGGGTTGTGGTGCCAGCGGCCCATGCTCCAGCGTCAAGTCGTGAGCAAATAGTCCAGTCCTCGCCCATCGAGTGCGCTTGCAGATGGCCGGCCGCACTGACATCGAGGTATTGCAGTGCAATGCTCGTCGTTGTCGTCGGCTTGAGCGCAACCCGATAGGTCGTGTTCGCAGTCAATGACTGCGTTTGCGTGAAGGGAACAAAAGTAGGTCGCGTTCCGCCTGTTGATGCGACCGTATTGCCGTCTATGGATACGGTTTCGAGCGCCGTTGTCCCGTCGTACAAAACAATATCTGCATCAGCTCCGGTAGCACTGGACGAGAACGACACCATTGCCCCGTCCACTTGAACAGGGAACGGAAACGAGAACTCAAGCGCATATTCATCGGCGCCACCAGTATTCGAGGCATAAGATTGAGTCGATACGGCTGAAACGGGGAAAGCCCCGCTCAAAGTGCCAAAAGAGCCATCGCTAAATTCAAGTAGCACATTCGGCAAAACCGCAGCAGCAGCCCATGTGCCGGTGTACAGGCACGCTTGGCTTCTGTGCTGCTGAGAAGGGCTGTTCAGATGGGTGATGTTTATTGCATCGGCAGCCGTGAACGTACCGTATTCGATCACAACAGCAATCAGGTCCCCAGGACTGACACTCACGTCTTCGGTGAGCGCCCCCGTTTGGTGCCACGCATTCGAGCTGAATGTGGCCGCAGCATCGGAAACAAGGCCATTGTTCGTTGCCCCGAGAATCGTTCCCGTCGGCTGCATTGGCGGTCCAGACGCGGTTGATACGCTCTGAATGGAAATCTGTATTGCGCTTGCCGCGTCCAGGCTAACCGTACCCGTGCGAAATCCGACCTTCCGAATACTTTTTGCCGCGTGATCCTTGGTGTCAACCAAGCCGATCATGGCGACTTTCTCTGTCGAAGCATCCATCAACTGGGACGCGAACGACCAACTGGACGACACGTAGTAGGGGACCTGCGGGAAAAGAACGCCGAGCCCGGGAATGGTTTGAACCGTCATACGGTCACCGTGAACCCGGCTTGAGCCGCGGCCTTAAACTGCGCCAGCGTCTTGCCTTCGCTTAGCAGTTTCAAGGCAACTTTGCAGAAGGCGTCAACGTCATCTGCGGTGATTGGCGTGCGAAGCTCCTGCACCAGCATTTGAACATCGCGCTCTTGCCCGCCCTTCGTTAAACGAACCGTCGCATGGTCCCCGCCAGCGCATAGGCCGACAACTTTGATGGTGATTGCGGTCATGCTGGTTCCCCTGGCATTGGCTCAGCTGGCGCCTCTTCCTCTGGCAAATGGATTTCATCCAGCGCATGCGTGGCACGGCCAGATGCCGGGTCACGCACCAGGGTGCGCACGCGCGGCGCGGCGATCATCTTGTGCAGGCCGGCCATCTGGCCCATGAGCTGCTCGAGCATCGCGCTGTAGTTGGCGGCCTGCTGCTGAGCGGCTGGGTCCTGCGGCGCGCCTTGCTGCTTCAGGATTTCGAGCTGCTTGTTGCCCTCGATCTGAATGGCCAACAGTTCGGCCTTGATCTTGCCTTCCAGTTGAATCTTGGCCGCTTCGGACAGCGTTTCGGCCGGCAGGCCTGGCTCTGGCTGGTTCATGTCGCCCTGCGCCTTCATTCGATTCGTTTGGGCGTTGAACATGTCGACCTGCAGTTTTTGCGCTTCCAGTTGGCGATCCTGCTGCAGGCCTTGGAACTGCTGCTGCACCTGCTGCAGCTGCTCCGTGAGCTGGCCAATCTGCTGCTGGGCCTGCATCACAGCCGGATTCTGCCCGTTTGCACCCGGCGCCAGAGCGGCCAGCTCGTCGCCAATCTCTTCGGCACCCGGCCAGTCCTGCGCCTTGGCCAGGTGCGGGCCGATCACGGCGGCGGACGGCGGGAAGGCGCGCATCAGCTCGGTCATGCCATAGGCCGCTTCCTCGCGCTTCGTTTGGAAGCCCGGGCCGGTATCAACGGTCAGGTCGTACTTGCCGACGGTGAGGTCATAAATCTGCGCGTCGCCATCCTCGCCCTGGCCGGCCTGGCCCTGCAATGGCTGGTTCACAGGGATGTTTTGCGGCTTCTTGTCCACCCCCATCACGCGGATGATGCGAGCCTTGTTGTACACGTGCGGGATCAGGTCAATCAGGATCACGCCGGTATGGCGGATCGCGCGCGCCTGGTTGTCGATGAAGTGGAACGTCCCGGTGTCGCTCTCGACCTTGCGGGCGTTGATGGCGCGGCCCGAGGTTTCATTGCTGCGCGCGCCCAGAGAGGCATCGTAGATGCCGATCACCGCCTTCATGTCGTCCGACGCGTTCAGGGCCTCCTGCAGCGCACCGGCCGGCACGCCGGCGAATGGCTGGCGCTGCGGTGGCAGTTGACCTTCGACTGGGTCGTATTCGATGAACGGGTGCGACTTGGTGTTCGCGGTTGCCCATTTGTCCGCGTCGGTATCAAACGACCCGGTAGGGCCCACGAAAGGTGCTTTCGGGGCCAGCGCCACGAGCTCGGTACATGTCGTGCGCCAGTAGTTGAAATTGCGTTGCGCGTCCTTCGCATCGCGGATCAGGGAGCGGAAATAGCGCTTGCCTTCGACGTTCAGCTCTTCGCCATAAACGGGGACGATGGGGATATAGCGCCCTGCCCACTTTTTTTCCTCAAGGATTTCGACGCCGTTCATGATGTACTGCGTCACCTCGTACGTGGTGGTCATGCGCGTGTTGACCACGGTCACCCGCTCAGCGTCGAGTACAGCCTGGTTCGTGATGCCGGGCATGTCTGGCACTTCCTCGGTCAGCCATTCATCGCGCACCACGCGCCCATCGGAGAGCAGGCAGATAGTCTTCTCGATCTCACGCCGGCGCCAGTACGACGCCACCATGATGCTTTTACCTTCGCGCCACGCCTCGGGCATGTTCTCGTAGGCATCGCTGTCCCAGTCAACCTTTTCAGCCTTCTTGTACTTCTTTTCGAAGACGGCGCACTCGATCTTGTCAACCTCAAAGGCCAGGTTCCACTCGGACGAGTCGGCGCAGGTGGCGGCATAGTCGCCGTAGATCGCGAACGGGTTCGGCTTGCGACGAATGACCAGGTCCATTTCGAAGCTGTCGTCATGGCTGTATTCCATGTCGACACCCCAGTAGCCGATGCCGCAGGAAGCGGCAAAGTCCAGGCCGGTGTCGTAGGCTACGTCCGCTTTCGATGTGTACTCGATGTTGCGGATCAAGCCGTTGATCACGTCTGCGGTCTTCGGGTCGGCCTTGTCGTCCGCAGGGTGGACCTTGATGGCGGGCTTGTTCTGGCGGCCATCGTTGACGACCTGGCGAATGAATGCCGGCATCTTATTGATGGTCATACACGGGCGGCGCTCAAGCTTGCGGGCCTCTTCGTCCTCGGGGTGCCACTGCTGGCTCAGGCGCGAGAACTTCAGGTCATCGAGCGCCTCCTTGCGGTTGTGGTCCTCGGCATCCTGGCACAGGCGGAAGTCCTCAAGCGCCTCCTTATGGATTTCGGGCCACTTGGCCTTGCCCGTCGCCTTGCTCTCGGTCGCTTCGGTAGTGGTGTCGTAGTCCATATGTCCTTATCCCATCCAGCCGCCACCGGTGGGGCGCTTCTTCTCGGTTTTCTTGTTGGGTGCCGGCGGCCGCGCAAACGTCAGGCCCAGGGCGTCTGCGGTATCCGGTGAGCGGAGCCCGCGCTTTTTCATGTCCTTCTTGCTTTCCATGACCAGGGCGCCGTTGCTGTCGTAGCTGTAGCGGATCTGGGTCAGGTCGGCGTGCAGCTCGTCGCTGTCTGGCACCTGCGCGGGCTGATTCTTCAGCCATTCGTTGGTCTCGCCCCACATCTCGGCGCGCTTGTTTTTGTACTTCACGGCGTCCAGCGGCGATTCCGCGCTGTTCACAGCCACGAGCAGCTTGCGGTCGACCAGCTCGAGCAGGCGGTCATAGACACCGGCGCCCAGGCCGCCAACGTCGATGAACACGCGATCGCCATGACTGGCGTTCAGTTGCAGCTCGTCGATCGCCATCTTCACGATGCCGACGACCTGCATCGTGTCCTTCTTGGAGTAGCTGCGGATCCAGTGGGCCCGGCGGCCCTGGCGCAGGCACAGGGAGGTGCGATCATCACCAAAGCGCGCCGGGTCGACGCCCAGGTGACGCGGGCCCACGCCTTCAGCTGTCGCCTTGCGTGCTGCCAGAATCGTTGCCGGCTTCACGTATGGATCGAGGCCGGCAACCTGGAACGCTTCGGCGGCCGTGGCCGGGTACTCCTGCTTGAACAAGATCGGGTCCTCCAGCTCGATGATCTTGGCGCGCCGCCAGACCATCTGTTCCAAGTCCAGGTTGTAGGCCGCCTGGTACTCGCGCTCCTCGTCGTCCAGCTCGAAGCCTGCCGGCACCGGCTTGCGGTACTCCGACTGCATGAACCAAGCGATGAAGATGGCGATATACTCGGACTGGCCAGACTCGGCGGCCTGCCACTGCTTGTGAAAGTAGTTGCCCAGGCCGTTGGCAGTCGATTCCAGCCTCGGTGTCGGGCTCATCTGGGATCGCCTGCATCACCCCAGCGGCATGCTGCTGTGCGTTCGGCCAAAACGCCACCTCCGACCCGTGGAACAACTGCACCGTCGAGCTGCGGCCCACGGCCTTGTTGCCAGCGGTGCCCACCTTGTAGCCCGAGTCCAGCCGATCGAAGAACAGCTCTTTCGCGTTTGACGCGCTGGTGCTGGGCTTGACCAGGGTGGGGCAGTGCTCGTGATACCGGTCGGCCAGCTCGAACAAGTTGTTGCTGGCCTCCTCTTCGTGCGTCAGGATGAAGGCACGCACGCCCTTGCTGTGGGAGACGCGCCAGTAAAGGCGTCCCTCGACGTAGGTGGAACATCCCTGCTGCCGGCCCTTGAGGATGATCGCGCGCACGCGGCCGGTGGCTGCGCGCTGCTCCTCGACCTTCGCGTGAATCAGCAGCTGGGCCTCGTTCATCACGAACGGTACGATTGCCCCCTTCTTCGTCCTGATCTTCAGGCAGCGTGGCGCGTAGTGCAGGAAGTCGTCCCGCAGGCGCCGCCGTATTGACTTCTCTCTCTCACTCAAGCTCATCGAGCGCGGACTCATGGTTCAGCTTCAGGCCTCCGCTGACCTGCACAGCCGACAACTTCGCGTGCACATACGGCGCTGCGGCAACTGCGGCCGCGAATTGCCGCTCCTCGTGCGCCGCCTGCCTGGCCAGGTCATACCCGGGCGGGCAAGGTTCGCGCATCCGCTTGAGCATGAATTCCAGCGGCGTGATGCCCGAGGTGGCCACGGCCTCCTGCAGCTCTAGAGTTCGCTTGTTCTTGACGCCCTTGGGGCGGCCGGCATTCTTCTGCGCGCCGCCGAACTTGGCTTTAGCTTCTTGGGTCATGGAAATTTCGCAGTCCCTTTCGGGTTGCTGCGCCTGAAATAAAAAAGCCCCACTCAGTTCGCACTGGCAGGGCAACCTCATCGCTTGTGGCGATGAAGGAGACGGGAATCAGTTACTCGGGCACCTCCTGCACCGGCCCGTTGCTCTGGATCAGGTGCCAGCCCAGCTCGCGGCGGATCTCTTCCGGCGTGGGCGGTGGGCTCTCCTCGTGCGTGCGGCGCTCCATGAGCTCGCGGACCTGTTCCTTGGTCGGCTTGGTCGTCTGCGTCATGGCTGGCCTCACGATGTGTGGTGCGTAAACGACGAAGCCCCGCGACCTTTCGGGGCGGGGCTTCGATCCTTCCGGGGACGCCGCTGGCTCCCCTTGGGAACCGGCCGCGTCGTGCATCTTGACGGAATTAAGTTGTAGATGCGAAAGATACGCCCATGATT